GCAGGAATCAGCGTAGTACAACACCACAGGGCAAGGTTAGATTCTTCTATGCTCTGAGTACACCTATTCATATTGGAACTATCTTTGTATTGAATGGAGAAAATTATATTGTAACTTCTCAAGATGGAATTGAGAGTGATATATATTTTACATCCATTGCAGTCAGAAGTGATATGACCTATAAGGTTAAGACAGATAAGGGTACTGCCAGTATTCCATTTGTTGTTGTATCTGATAAATGGACTGTTGCACATGGAACTATTACACAGTTGAATGGTGCAGTTGCCTTGTACACTGGTTATAACAGTGCAGTGGAGAATATAAAGGTGAACGACTCTTTTAAGGGATTTGGCAACTATTATAAGGTTGGGAATACCTTTAAGAATAATAATCTGTTCTATCTGTATTTGGAGCAGACGCAAGCACCGATTGACAACTATAAGATTGAATATACTGGTGTAACCTCATTTGATCTGAAGGAGAGCAACACATATCAGTTGACTTATTCCGTGACCAACAATGGGGATGTTGTAGAGAATCCACATATATCATATGAATCTTCTAATGTTGAGATTGCTACGGTTGATGATAATGGTCTTATGACTATGCTTCAAGAAGGTTCGGTTGATATTGTTGCTTCATGCGGTGGTGCTACCTGTACAACAACTATGGCTATTGCAGACACAACACCGAAAGTCAATTATACAACGAGCATATCAGCATCAACAGATACGATTAAGGTTGGTGGCTCTTATAAGACACTTACTTGTCTGTTTGCTGATAAGAATGGACAGGATATTACAGAAACAGTCGTTGCCGATATGACAACTGCTGACTTTACATGGACTTGCTTCATTGATGGAACTGAATATACAAATGATTCTATGGTCGTTTGGTATAAGGGATCGTCTACTAATAGCAAGAGGATTAAGTTGACTTCTGCTGCAATGAGTTATCTTGCACATACAATCACTGTCAAGTGTACGGTCAACGGAGTAACAGCAAGTAAAGATTTGGAAATCACAGAGTAACCTATAACTTGGCGAAAAAAGATTTATCTCTTACTTGATATTTTCATAGAATATGATATAATATCTATGTAGAGAACATAAGTTTTGTAAAAAGTTTACAAAAAAGGGTTAAGTTTTTTATAACTTGTGTCGATATATATTATGTAAGGGATAAATCTGATAGCCAAATACACAGAAAGCGAGGAAATAAATGATATTAGATAATGGCTTGAAGATTATGAGCATTGATGCTACCGACTTATTTAGAGTAGAGGTAGAATCAACAAAGAACAAAAAGGGCAAAGAGATTAAGGTTGCAAAAGAAATCGTACCTTCTGGATTATCTTCCTATTACGATTACTATGATGAATCAAAAGATGAAATTCTTCATCTGAGAAATCCCCAGTTATTCAAAATGAAATTAGATAGCAGTATGGCACTGGATGAATTAGGTCGAGTGATTGCAGACAGACGAATGACAAAGACAGCATTTTTCAATGTCAGAAGAAAGTTAGCAACAGACCAAGTAGTATACTTAACATTCAAATATTCTTCATTTAGAAGCACTCTCGAAGATGATAAGGATGATAAGGGCAAGGTCAAGAAGTACAGGGTAGACGGAAAGACAAAAGAAACCATCAGATATATGATATACGATAAGGAAGATTTCTCTTTCAAGATTGACGATATTGAATATGTTAGATGGTGTCGATCAGGAAGTGCTTCAAGACAAGGTAAATGTTTCTTCATCAACAAGGAACTGGTTCACTCAATGAACCTGTTTACGGATTGCGGTATCAATCCTATGAAACGAAAAATCAATCTTGCATCATTTGAAGCGTACAGAGCATTGGTTCTTTCAGATAAGATTGGTAACTTAGATATTCGCCCGGAGAACATACTTCTTATCAAGGATGTAAAATCAGTATTCAAAGATAAGGTTATGTATGTGGGACTTAAAGATAAGAAACTCTTCACAGAAGAAAAAGAAATGACGATTGAAAACAAAATATGGGATGGACAATCACTGATTGATAAATCCCTGATGGGTGACTACCAAGATAAAGGAATGTTACTTCTTCGTCACAAATTCTTCAAATCTTGTTGCTTTAACAGCAATATTCAGCAGTGGTTCAAAGATAACCACATCACAGATATTTCCCAGTTAAACGGAACTACAGTAGCAAAGAGAATCGAGGACATCAAATTTATTACTACTCCAAGCAGTATTAAATATTGTAAGTTCGGAGATACCGAGAATTGGTTCTATGACTGGTTGAAACAAATTTCTAAGAAAAATATCCCATTTGGAATAGTAAAATATGAAAAGCCGACCAAATACTTTGGCGGTAAGTTAGTAAGAACACACTATCAGATTTTAAACACCTTACAGATTACAAAAAATAAAATCACAGAATTATTACAACAGACATTAGATTATATCGAACTGCTCAGGAAAGATCCACTTGCAATGTATCACTACTGCGAAGCAACATCAGATGATGAGGACAGCGACTTAATGATGAATGTAAAAGCAGATGTAATCTACAGAATGATGAAACTGAATATGTCCTTCAAGGACACAGCACTTTATAAGATACTTGCAAAGAAAGTCATTGAGAGCATCAGAGCAGATATTAAGTGTGGCAGGATTCTTGTCAATGGAAATTATTCAACGGTCTTAGGAAATCCAATCGAAATGCTTCAGGAGTCAATCGGAAAGTACGAGCAAGAAACAACAATAGTTGGTAAAGGAAACATTATATCAACAGCGTTCCCACAGAAACAGTTGCTTGCTTGCAGAAGCCCACATATCACCATGGGAAATATTTATCTCCCACATAACACTGAGAACCATTTAGTTACAACTTACATCAATATGACAGACAATATTATGGTAATCAATTCGGTAGGTGAGAATGTTTTACAGAGAGCAAATTCAATGGACTTCGACAGTGACCAGATGATGATTGTTGACAACGACATAATGATTGATGCAGCCGTTAAAAATTATGATAAGTTCTTAGTTCCGACAACAGATATTGAACCTGTTACCAAGGAAGAGGAGTACACGGCAAAGAATCTTGCAAAGTTGGATTATGAAAGCAGTGAGAATCTTATAGGTCAGATTGTTAATCTCTCACAGGTCTTGAACTCAAAGTTATGGGATGAGATGAACAGAGATAAACCAGATGAAACTAAAATCAAACAGTTGTACAAGGATGTATGCCAATTATCCATAATGTCAGGTCTTGAAATTGACAAGGCGAAGAAAACACTTCCTGTAGATAACAAGGATGAATTAAAGGACATCAGAGAACGATACACGGAAGAATGTGAAATCACTAAGAATGGTAAGGTTGTAGCAGTCAATAAGATATTATATCCAAACTTCTTCAAGGAACTAGGTAAGAAAGGCAACTACAACAGCAAAAAAGTTTATGTCAAATATGCAACCACACTTGATATGATTGGTGACGAAATTGCATACAAGACAATGACAGTTGAGGGTACAGAAAAGGCACTGCATAAAATCCTGAGAAAGCCAGATATTAAATCAAGAGATGTTGACAAAGATAAGATTAAAGCGGTCTTGAAACTATGCAAGCAAAGAGCCAAAGACGACAAGAGATTAGGAGTTGAGAAAACTCAGTTGGGTAAAAGCGAATACAACCGCATGAGAAAGCAGACCATTGAAAACTTTTTGGAAGATTTGGCAGAGATAAAGATGAACCAAGCAACACTTTACACATTGCTTACAAGCGAGGATGCAGAGAAATATGAGGACTATATCTTACAGGGATTATTGGAACTGAAATCATCTACATTGAAGAAATTGGTTAAGACAGATGATACAACACCAACACTTGTAGAAGATGCAGCAGGAGACATTGAGATATACGGAATAAAGCATAAAAAATCGGAAGTGGCATAAAAACCACTTCCTTTTATTTTGCAAAAAAAACTGCACGATTATTACCGAATTAAATTCGAAAACCCTTGAAAAATAAGGCATTCCGAAGTCATTACAATGGGTGTAATATGGAGAGAAAAATTGCGTTTTGGGCATAAAAAACACACCAACAATCCTATGAATACATTGGTGTTCTTGTCATTAAATTTCTTTCCTATGGAAAAGCATAAGAAACTTTTACAAATGCTATTATAGCAGGATAGAAAGTCAATGTCAACGATTTTCTAAATTTTTTATGCAACAAAATTTCTAGTATCTAACATAGTAATCATTTATTTATGGGACGGTGTTCTATCGTCCCTTCCTCCTCCAGTTTATAACGGGCTTATTTTTTAGCCGTTAAAATATATCAAAAGTTTTTATGGGGCAGCCCCACGAACTAAATTTAACTTAGGGCGTACCGACTGCAACAGGAAAGGATTAAAAGATGGATATTAAAGAATTGAATTTAACAGATGAGCAGATGGCTCTTGTGTCTAAATATGTTCAGTCAGAAACAGATAAGGTGCGTACAGATTACAGTGCGAAACTTAAAACTGCCAATGATGAGATTGCAAGATTAAAGCCAGTTGAGAAATCTGATGCAGAGAAAGCATTAGAGGAAAGAATTTCTGCTCTCGAAAGTAAAGAGAAAGAACTTGCTAATAAGGAAAAGTCAATGACGCTTGCAAGCAAATTAAAAGAGAAAGAACTTCCAGAAGGATTAGCACAGTTCTTAAATGTCGGTGAGGACATGGATAAGACCATAGAAGAGGTAGGTGCATTGTTCGGTAACTACTTTCTCAACGGATCAAACAAACCATCAAATCACCAGACCTCAAAAGGAATCACAAGGGAAGATTTTAAGAAGATGGGATATGCAGAGAGGGCAAAACTTTATGCAGAGAATCCTTCACTTTATCAAGCATTGAATAAATAGGTGGTGATGACCACTTATTCAATGGGAAAGGTGGTCGAATGGACGTAAATACAATTCAAACATTGATTACTTCTGTTGGTTTTCCTATTGTCTGTGTACTTGCTTTAGGATGGTTTATCTATAAAGCATTTGAGAAGTTCACAGCACAGTCAGAGAAGCGTGAGGAAAAACTTTACACTGTTCTGGCTAATGCACAGGAAACCAATGAAAGATTATCAAAGACAAACGCTGAGTTTGTGACGGTATTGAATACATACAAATCTGACCTTGAAGAGATTAAGTCAGATGTATCGGAAATTAAAGAAAATATGAAAGGTTAAAATGGTGAAAATTTATGAGTACAATTAACACTAATGTTATTGTGCCTGATGTATATTCTGCTCTCGTAAGAGAAAAGATTACAGGCAAGTGCAAGGTAGCACAGTTCCTTGTAAACTTAGGAGAACTCCACGGCAAAGTCGGTGAGACATTAACTATGCCTAAGTGGGGTTATATCGGAGATGCTAAGGATTGGGACATCAATACTCCTATGGATGTAACACAGATGAAGCAGACATCTACAACTGCTACAATCAAAGCAATCCAGGCACCAGCCGTAAAAGTTGCAGATTATGATTCTGAGGTTGAACTTGGTAACGCTATCAATGAAGCAGCAGAGCAGCAGGCAATCGCAGTTGGTAGAAAATATGATACTGATGCTATTGCAGAGGCATTAAAGTCCCCACTTAAATATAAGTTAGGTGCTAAGAACACTGTAACACAGGACGAGATGATTGCTATTCTCGGTCTTTACGGTGACGACAGAGACAGTGCAGATTTTGATGCTATCGTTATCTCATCTCTCTTTGCACCATCTTTCTACAAGATGGATATGTTCACTTCTCGTGAGAGAACAATGACAAAGGATGGTAACGGTATAGCAGTAAACGGAGTGATTGGTGAATTTCTCAACATTCCAGTTGTTTTATCTGACCGTCTCTATGATACAACAAACACAGAGGGATTTATTCTTGTAATGAAGAAGAACGCTATCTCTTACATTCCAAAAGAGAATCCATTCGCAGAAGCAGAAAGAAATGCAGGTCTCAGACAGACAACAATTTACTTATCTCAGTTCTATGCAATGTCATTAACTGATGATACAGCAATCGTTGTTGCTAAGACAGTATTACCTACAGGTAAATAAAATACACATAAAAAGAAAACCAAAAGAAAGTAAAGTTTCATTGGGAATAATTTGAATAATTATGGGGTGACTTATATGTGTATAGGTCGTCCCATTTTTTGTAGAAAGTGAGGGATAAAATGCTCAGTGGAGAACAGTTAAAATTTCTGAGATATTATAATGGCAAGACACAACAGCAAGTCGCTGATTGGTGCAATGTATCAAGAAGATATATCATTATGGTTGAACAGAATGAAGAAAGATTATCAGAGGAAACATATAACGCTTTTATCAACTGCATCTATGACATTGGAAAGCCACTGCCAAAAGAACCTAGACCAAATCAGACCAGTAAAAAGAAGAAGTCAGGTGATGACTAATGGGACTGTTCAGTAGAATATTTGGCGGTAAGTCCATTAGGTCTGCTGCAACTTCCGCATCATTTCTCGGTGCATATCGTGAAGCAGGTGGACAATCCTATGACGGTGGTGGTTGGGGATTAGACCGATTCAACAGTATCATAGATGCTCATTCATCTGTAGACGATATGATTGAGGAATGGGGACTTGCTGATGAAGGTTGTCGGTATCAGTCATTAGATGGATATTCTAATCCATATACACAAGCATACCGTGAAGAAAGAGAACGTGCAGAGGAAGAAGCAGAAGTTCTTGCAATGTTCGGAGAAGAAATAGATGTAGAACTTCTCATTGATTGGGACACTGTAGAAGAGAACGCTTATGAGTATGCAGAAGAACTTGCACAGGCATGGCTTGATGGAGATGAATGGATTCCAGAAGAAATTATGGACTGGGCTTGGTACGACTTGTCAGACCATAATATGTAAGGGAGAACACAATGACAGGAAAAGAATTTCGCAAATGGCGAAGAAGTTTAGAAATCTCTCAACAAGTGGTAGCCGATTATGCGGAATGTAACAAGTCAACTATCTGTCGTTGGGAGAAAGAACAAATCAAAATATATCCAGACCTATATTCTAAGGTAATGGATTTCTATAAAAATCATAAATAATCTTACGCACAAATCTGTGCGAACAAATCACAAGAACAAAAGTCGGAAATGTATGAATAGGACATGGCGACTATAAAATAAAGGAAGAACTCAAAATCAGAGAGAAAGGCAAGGTGAAATAATTTGCAGAAAGAACGCAAGTATTTCATCTTCATTATGATTAACTGTCTGAGCGAATTATTTCGCCCAGATGGTGAACGTAATGAACGTGGAATATTTAAACAAAGTACCCGAATGGTATAAGAGTAATGAAAAATTTGATTTAGTATTGAGTGATGATATTGATTCACTCACAACAGTTGCAGTTGTACAGAGTGTACATCCAAACTGGAATGTAGAATACTTCTATGATTTCGATAATATCTATGCAAGTCCAGATGCTTATTTCAAGGAAAATAAATCACGCACAAGAGTTTGGTGTGATGTAGCATTTTGTAGAAATGAAATGGCATTTGACAATCATATCAGCAGGAAAGATATAGACGACCATGTAAATCCTCGTTGTATCAATCCGAACATCTTAGCAAGCGTATCTAATTATGGCTATACAAATAAGTATGCAGGTTCAACTGCTCTACTTGTTTGGTCTTTATACAATATCCCATTACCAAAAACAGAAGAAGGAAAGATGATGCTGCTTTGTATCGACAGCACCTTCAAAGGATTTTATTCAAGCACATTCAAAGAGAGAAACAGATTCTTTCTTTGTGATGTATTGGATTTACCAGAATTATATGAGGTAGAGAAGCGTCACGACATTAAAGAATTTTATCAGTTAATGGACAAGTATGGATTATCTCAGAAGATTAGATACAACAGCGAAACAAAACAGATTGAATCAAAGTTAGATGTCGCCACAATCAGCGAGAAGTTGGGAATAGATATATCTCTTCCAACAAAACAATATGACCATTGGAGAAGTTTTGAGCAGAAACAGGTCAATATGTGCGGTGTGAAATCCATAAAAGATTTAGAGAGAGGATTGGTCACACTGGCTTTTACATTTAGAAATGTAGCAAAGTATTCTGTCTTGAAAAAGACGGCTTAATTGAAAACTAAATAGAGAATATATAAGTGGGTGGCTACATTACAGTCACCCTATAACAAAAGAAAGGACACAGAAAGATGAATGAATATTTTTATGAAATGACAAAGGACTTAAACAACAGAGAGTTTGAGAAAGTATATAAATCATACAGAAAGGGGAACAAGATTCATGAAAGAGAAAGATACAGTGATAATCTTCACGGCAAAGAAAGCGAGAACTTTATTGAAGATGGGTTATACGCTTGTGGATATTAAGCCAGATAAGATGGATGTAGATCATAAGAGAAGTGTATTCGTTTTCAAGAATGAAGATGGAATTTTGGAGAATATATAAGTGGCTCAAAATTGAATCAAATTTATCTTTATCACTTAAAGGAATAATCGTCTGCCCTGTCGGGCATCCGTTCCTTGAAGTAAGAAAGAGAAGTTTGCAATTTTTCACTTGGAAGATACATATTCATTAACTGTCCACTTGCGTGTCCAGTTTTATCACATCTCAACTTACATTTTGAAACACATTTCTTAATGGGAACCAAGTGAAGAAAACAACACAGGCGTATGCCACTCGTACCTACAACTTTCCAAAATCGTCCACTCAGAACACACATATTAGAGAGAGTAATAGATATGTACTTTCTGACTGGACAAAAATGGAAAATCAAAATGTGACAAAAGTGAGGGCGTAAGCACTCACTAATAAATATGTCAAACAAAACACAAAAAGGAGAATTAAAGAATGAAGACAGTAAAAATTATCAATCCAGTACAAGCAGGTTTTTATTTTGAGAATGGATTAAAGCCATTAGATATTTATTTCAGTAGAGGTAAATGGGTTTGGGAGTTTGATAAAGACGAAAGCAATCCATTATTTACTCGTTGGCTGAACAACGAAAACAAAATGAAATATTAACTTGAAGGAGATTATTAAATGAAGGAAATTATATTAAATACAGAGTATACATATTCGCAGATTTGCGAAGCGATTGGTTGGAAAGTGACTACAGGAAATTCTAAGAAAGCACAAATCAAAGAGATAGAATCATCATTTGAATTTTATCATCCTATGAATAAGAAAACCCACAAGGAGAAGAAGTCATATATCTTTACAAAGCAGTTGAAAGATTTGGTCGAGCCATCAGTTCAGAATAATGGTGGTAGTAATAATAATAAGAATATTACACCTATGATGGATTATCTTCTTCGTATAGCAAGCGAAAAAGAATTTAATGTTGGTACTGACATGACATTAACTCATTGGTTCTGTGGCAGTGCAGGTCTTGATTTAATGGACAAGGATATATATGTTGAACAGTTTGGCTCAGATGAAGAGTTAGCACCATTTTGTGCTGAGTATCATATCTCCAAGCCGAGATTATTTCGTGAGTACATGGGGATTATTAGAAAGAATACAAAGGATATATTCTTAAAATCATTAGAGGTCATGGCTAAGAAAAATTTAGTCGAGTACATGGATGGTTATGAGTTCTATTACAAGATGAATAAGCGTGGCTGTATGGGATATATATTCACAGATGAGTTGAATGATACAGTACATGGTCTTGAAGAGAAGAATTGTAATGAACTCAATGATGCTTACAATCTCAGTCGGAAAATGGCAGGTAGGCAACTACTTATGTGTGTTTATAGAAAGCCAGAGATTAAGGAACAGTTTGATGATTTTATGAATAATGATTTGAATGATATTCCTGTGTGGGATATTCTCAACGTGCGTATTGATGAAGAATATAAATATAGTTGTCATGTAGATGATGAACATAGTATTCAATCATATTATCGTGCAATCGAAATTGATATGATAGAAGATACAATCAATCAGGACTGTGATAAAGATGGTCTTGCAACAGCCGTTACAAATGTTATTCGCAGAGTGAGTCGCCGGGAATTACTCAATAAGAAGTGGAAAGATAAATATGGAAATGTTCATACGACTTATGACTCTTGGGAAGATGCTACTGATATAGTGGCTATTGAGAAATTATTATTCACACATTTTGACGAGGACTTTGATGATGGAACATCACTTGATTTAGCGGTGCTTGATAATGAATTAAAAGATTTTTTATTGGATGACGTTTCCCGAAATGGAAACACTGATGGATTAACGGAAGAAGAAAACAGATTATTTGATAGGGTGTCTATTGCATAGGCATCCTTTTTTATTGCACTCCAATTGGAGTGCAGAATAGTTTTAGAAAGTGAGGAACATAAAATGAAAACATTTGAAGAATTAACTTATTTCGTGGACACAAAGGATTATATGAAAGCATATGGCAAGGTTGCAGAATCTATTGATAATGCTGAGTTGGATAAAGCAAAGAATTATTTATCTCTCTTGAAATTAAGAGAGCAGGAATTGATTAAAAGTATGAGTTATGAACTCAGAACTGAACGTGAAATGATTGCAAGTGGGATTGGATTAAAGGAAGGTGAATACTAATGACTAAGGAAAAGACAATTATGCAAGCATTAACAGAGGTTGTTCCTAATTATCTTGCGTCATATCTTTGTTGGTATTACTCTGATCCGAACAAAAGAATCAGTTGGGATGAACTCTGTAAATCAGATGCTAACTTTAGAAGTAAAAGCGGTGGGAATAAAACAGAAGATTTTGCAGAACAGAACTGGCTCATTCGTGATGATGTTCAGAAAGCAATGATTATCTATTTACAGTATATGAAGAGATACAACTTTATGAAAAGGTATCAGGAGATGAATAAGAAAGCATTATCTGGTGACGTGAACAGTGCCAAGTATGTTGATGAGATGGATAAGATTCTGGACAAGATGAGTGTAGACAAGAATACAGAGAGTGAGATTGACAGATTGCTAGAGGGGGTGACAATCAATGGAAATTAGTTTAGCCAATGCCAAGAAGTTAAACTGGCTGTGGCAGGATGAACATGAGATTGAATGGATTGAAACCTTTGTCAAAATTATTGATAAATCTGGTAAAACAGTTCCGTTCAAATTAACACCTGAGCAGAAAGCATTTATTAACGGACTGGCTCATAAGAATGTGATTTCAAAAAGCAGACAATTGGGTTTGAGTGTGTGTTGTGCTGGCATTTCCATCAGAAGATGTGTGTGTCATCCCAATACAACCTGTGTACTTATATCGCACTCTCAGGAGAGTACCAATAAAGTATTTGGTAAGTTGAAGCAAATGTTCTACTCTCTTCCTGATTGTATAAGACCAGAACTGTTGACCAATAACAGACAGGAATTATCTTTTGTGAATGGTAGCAGAATATCATGTCAGACAGCAGGGAACAAAGATTTGTGCCGTGGAGACACGATTAACGGAGTTTTGCATATGTCTGAGTATGCAATGTGGAAGAATCAGGAAGGACAGATGCAGTCACTTATGCAAGCAGTAACCGAATCTGCGACCTGCATAATTGAAAGTACGACAAAGGGCTTCAATTCCTTCACAAGTACATATATGCAAGCAAGGAATGGTGAGAATGATTTCAAGCCATTCTTTTTTAATTGGATAAATGGACGCACACTATTTGAACCTCAGTACAAGTTGGCGGTCAAGTCGTGGAAAGCGAGACACAACGGTAAGATGCTCACAGAAGATGAGTATGATGAGGAAGAAAAATCTCTTGCCAAGTTGGGTATGACACCTGAACAGGCAGTATGGAGAAGAGGAAAAATATCTGAATCATCATTAGATGCTTTCCATGAAGAATTTCCAAGCACATTTGAAGAGAGTTGTATTGTAAGCGGTTCATCTGTATTTGATAACAATAAGGTTATCAGATTACAGCAAGCAATAGTGCAGCAGAACATCAAGCCATTATCACTTGATAAGATAGTTGGGATTCCCCAAGTGTTACGACCTCATGTATCTAATCGTAATCTGAAGGTATGGCAGATTCCCAAAAAGGGAATACGCTATGTTCTCGGTTGTGATGTTGCTGAAGGTCTTGGCGGTAAGAGAGATAGTTCTACCATTTATGTATCGGATAAGGATGGTGTACAGGTTGCTCAGTTCAAGTCCAATAAGGTAAAGCCATACGAATTTGCGGATATAATTGATGCAATGGGTAGATGGTACAATAAAGGATTGCTCGTTGTGGAGAAAGCATCAGGCGGTCACAGTTGTATTGAGAGATTAAGATACGACAAGAAATATATGAATATGTACAAATATAAGTGCTATGACGAGTTCAAGAGAACCATTTGGAAGGTTGGATTTGATACCAACAACAAGACCAAGAGTATTGCGGTCAATGATATGCGTGAGTGGTTCGATAAGGGGCTGATTGACATACAGAGCAATGATTTACTGGAAGAGATGAAAACATTCGTTGCAGAGGATAACGGAGCATTTAATGCCGTTGTGGGTTCACATGACGACCTTGTGAGTGCTTGTTGGTTATGTATTGCAGGAATGAAATCTGCTTTCTGGTATCCGTTTTAGAAAGGAGAGACAATGGACAGATTAGATTATTATATTGAGAAACAATATGGCAATGATCCTAAGTGGTTTGAAGAGGAAATCATTCAGGGCAGCCATGCACAGAGGATAAGTAATGTTATTGCCAATAGAGATTATTTAAGTGGCAGACATAAGGTTTTATTGCGTCAGGACAGCCAATATAAGGGCAAGACATTAGTTGTTAATAAAACAGTGATTAACTATGCTAAGACCGTTATTAAGTTCCATAATACGTTTTTGTTAGGACATCCGACTGCTTTATCCTGCAATGATGAACATACGCTGAATACATTTAATGACATCTATAAGTTAGGACAGTATGCTACTGTTGACTATGAGATTATAGACCGTGTAAATAAGTTTGGTGACGCATATGAAGCAATCTATGTGGACAATGGAACGATTAAGAGTAAGGTGCTTGATAATGCTTGTAGTTATCCTGTATATGACGATATGGGTGAGTATATTGCCTTTATAGAGCATTGGACAGACGCATATACGGCTATTTCATTCTGGAATGTATATTATCCTACCTATGTTGAACATTGGGACAATGAGGGTGGAGAAATGCGTTTAACATCAACAGATAACAGTGTTGGTCTGCCTATCCATTATCATAATTTCAATGATGAGGATTATAACTTCGGTGTGGCTTTACTGAATGATATTAAGCCGATTATGGACGCATTAGAAGATGTTATGGCTAAGATGAGTGACAGTATCTATGTGAATGTAATGAATCCTATGCCTGTGGCTATTGGACAGCGTATAGAGAGTTCTATTCCTGCGGATGCAGTTGGTTATGTAATGAACCTTGATGTGGGAGATTTCAAGTATGCTAACTGCTCATTGGATTATAACTCAATCAAGTTGTATCTGGATAATATGAAGCAGTTCCTTAATGATGTGGCTTGTATGCCATCTGTATTAGGTTCTAGCACTAATATTGCGAATATCTCAGAAGTTAGTATGCAAATCTTACTGATGATGGCAAGTGTGTATGCTGATGAGAATAAGAAATGGCTCAATATTGGATTCCAGAAACGATTTGAGATGTTCAAAAAGATACTTGGTATGCAGGGAATTAAGGTGGATAGTGATGTAGAAGTCATTTACAATGTGGCTATGCCTGTTGCATCTACTGAAATGATTGCTAATCTGAAAACACTTCAAGAGATGGGAGCAATTAGTAAGGAAACAATTATGGAAAAGACCGAATATGTCAGTGATGTAGAGGTCGAAAAGAAGCGTTTGAGTGGTGAAAATGTTTCACAAAATGTTTCACAGAAGATTGATAATCCTAGTAAAGAAGTAGAGATTAAATAAATGTTTCACGGAATGTTTCACGAGTGAAGTTAAATTAGCGTCTATATGTGGTATTTCCAATGTAATATGCACACTATATATAGACGCATTTTGCTTGCCGTTCCGTCCAAATGGACACATCGGACGCATCAAAACTGGACAAATTGACAAATCCAACAATAAATTCGGTCTGATTTGCGATATGACACTGTACTGTGCTAAAGTAATCTGAATTGTAGATACATCAGACACAATTCCATATCCATCAGGCAGAAAAGAGTGGATAATAGTGTAGTATTGTACACTGTTCAAAACTGGTGCTACGGTATTTCCACATTTTTCCGTGGGATTATGGGGTATCAGATGGGGATATAATCAGAAGAAACCGAAATTTCCTTGGCTTACATTCACTTGACTATCAATCAAGTGAGCGTTTTAGGGGTGATTTGAGCCGATTTTGGGGTTAAATGTGAACAGATGCAGGGTGATAGAGCCGATAATGTGGCTGTACTAATCCATTGTGCAATATGTACAAATGGGTGAATGGATGTTCGCTGTGCAATACGGAGAAAATACAGTGCTATTTTTGTACAAAGTGACGGAACAATTCAGAGCAAATTTATTTAAAGATTTGTGAATTTCAAAAAAAACTTCAAAACAATTCGGCTTATTGTCAGACAATTAAAATGTTAAATTTTTGTGAATTTTTTGCGTTACCCCTTGACTTCAAAAAATTTTTTCCTTAATCAGAAAAATCCCCACAGAGCAAAATTTTTAAGGTCGCTAACAGTTACCTTAGAACAGGGTATCTCTTTTAAAGAAGGTGTAAAAACCTTTTACATCCTTATGCAAGGTTCATTCAATCCTTTACCAAAAGTGTCACACCCTAAAATTTTCGGGAGTGGTGATTCCGAAATTTTCGGAGACACCTCACCTTTTGCAAGGTTCATCCAGACCTAGCAACCTTGTGTCCAAATGGACGCATATGAAAATTCAGATATGCACACAATGCACTTCTGTTGTTTCCTTATAGAAACGCTGAAACCTATGGTAAAATGTTGAAATATAAGGTATAATATTCGTATCAGATGTGTAGGAGGATGGTTATGGAAGATGTGCAGGAATATTTGAAAAATAGATTAAACGAATTTAAGCAGGGATATAATGCAGAATACAAATTAAATTCCTATTGCGATAAAGAATTAAAACGTCAATGGAAAGTTGATCGGGAAAAAGCGAAGAATCAATGGCAATATATTAACAATGTAGAGGATGTAAAAAACTACATAAATGGATTTATTGGACAGGTTGAGCAGTATCAAAATATAAAAGGAATAACCACAGATGCATATGATATGAATCTGGCTTTATATAAAGCAATCTTAGCAATTAGTAAAATGGCACAATGCTATGAATCTAATAAATGTGATTTTGATTCATGTGGAAAAGAAGAAATAGATGAGATATTCGACACATTGTATCATTGGTTAGAAGAAATGAATAATGTAAATATGCGAAGAATGATGCAGGATTAGGAGGTGCTGTCTTGGAGAATAGAAATGAGTTTGAAGTAAATGGTGAGAAATTTTCAGTATCATATAAATATGAAAAGAATCTTGTGTGGGCGATAACATATGTTAATGGACAACAAGTGAAAACTCATGGAGATACTGAACAGACAGCATACTGGGCAATTCAGAATCATGTAAATACATTATTAAATTTCAGATTGTAGGAGGACAAAACTATGGCACTTATAAAATGTCCTGAATGTGGACAAGAAATTTCTGATACTGTAAAGAATTGTCCACATTGTGGTTATAAAATAAAGGAATTGGATAAAAGAAAAATATTAACATTAGGTATTGCCATATTGTTTGTGGTAGTAATTATCTTTATGGTAAAAAAATTATCTGGTGGTGTACCCAAAGAATTGTCACTTACTCTTGAAATGACAAAAGATGATGTACATAAAAAAATTGGAAATAATTTTGAAACTGATAAAGATGATATGGATCGTGATATTGAAATATATGATTTGAAATGGTGTGGATATAATGGAAAATTATCAGTAACATATACAAGCGACAGTGATACAATTCTTAGTTGGATATGGGAGATTGATACATCTAACATGAACAACGAAGATATAGAAGATGCCATGAACAAAGTAAAAGAAAAGATAACAACTAAATATGGAAAACCAGAAGAAAGTAATGTTAGTAGATTACAGTATGAATGGGTAACGACACATAGGGTAAAAGGGAAAACTACATTTGATGTTGGGTATGTCCTAATACGAGATAATACATTACGATTAGATTATGGAGAAGTTTATTAAATAACGAACCAACTAAGAGGATGCGAATTTTTTTCGTATCCTTTTTTATTGCATATAATAAGGAAAGGAGACACACATGAAAGTATTAGATAGATTAAAAATGGAGTTATCCAATCAGCAGTATTTCTCTGATGAGCAATACATTCAGTTCCTCACAGAGAACTCATTAACTCAGACAGATGAATATGATAAATCAACAATGCAGAAGTCATTGCTATTTACTGTTGTTGATGTACTTGAAGCCGTTACAAATGATATAGATTTAATGACAGGTATCAGCACAGAGTTCTCTAACATTGGACAAGCGTATGAGTTCTTAGAAGCAAGAATACAACAGGTGAAAGATAAGATTGCAGCCATTCCAGATGAGAATGAGGACTATAATTGTTTCTCGCTGATGTATACGAGAGATAGAATTTAGCAGTTGACACAGATGGATTTTTAGTGTATTCTATGGGTAAATCACAGATAGTTATACGAATTATCAATAAAAAAGTTATATGAGTTTCTTGATTACAAGGGAGTTGCTTACAGTTGGTAGAGCACTTGACTTTTAATCAAGTTGTCCGGGGTTCGAATCCCCGATGTCTCATTAGAATAAGAAAAACGTCGTTCGTATGAACGGCGTTTTTCTTATTCTTAGGAACAGCGAGAGACTTGAACCACGGACAACGTAGTTGTTCGGGTTGCTAGGCGCCAGTGGCGCCTGCTTAGCAACGACCGGAGCGGAAGCGGAGACCGAATCCCCGATGTCTGATTTTTTTACATTATCATTAAAATCAACAAAACAGTTGCAATTTATGGATAAATAAGTTATACTTGGAAAGCAGTTTTGCGGGTGTGGCGGAATTGGCAGACGCGCTAGATTTAGGTTCTAGTGTCCCCGACGTGCAGGTTCAAGTCCTGTCACCCGCA